AGTGGTACAAGCTAAAAATAGTTTTGCACCAATTGAAGCAGGTGAGTATCATGTAAAGCTTGAGAAGTACGAAGTTGGAGAGAACAGAGACATGTTGCCTGCAATCAAGTGTGCCTTCCGAATGGGTAACAACAGATTGATATTCAATGATATGAGCTTACAGTTAGCTTCGTATCCAGATATGACTGCAATGTTAATCGCTCAAGCAAACGATTTTACAAACGACTTGGTTGGTGAGGACGTTGAGTTTACTTCTTTGGGTGAGTTGGCAGGTAGAGTTGAGAAAGCTCCTATCGGTGAATCATTCAAGGTGGAGGTTTACTACACTAAGCAGAATCCAGACAAGTTTCCAAAGGTTAAAATTATTGAGAAGTTAGAAGACGTTCCTTTCTAGGATGTCTCTTCTCAAAACAATAAGATGACAATTAATTAGAGAATGGGGTGTATATGTTAGTAGTAGATTTTGAAGTTTTGAAACACGATTGGATGATGTGTTACCTTGACTTGAATACTCGGCAGATGCACTCCATTATTAATGATGTGCCTAAAATTAAGAGATTTTATGAAAAGTACAAGGACCAAGTAATGATTGGATATAATATTAGAGGTTATGATTCTTGGATACTAAAGGCAATTCTATGTGGGTTCAACCCATTTGATATGAACAATCATATAATCAAGGATAAGAAAAAAGGTTTTCAGTTCTCAGACATCCTTAACAAGTATCCAGTATTGAGCTACGATACTATCGTTGGGTTCAAGTCACTAAAAGAATTGGAAGCATACCTTGGTCACAATATAAAGGAGTCTAGTATTTCATGGGATATCGATAGGAAGTTGACTCAGAAGGAGCTTGCAGAGCTTGAGGAGTATTGTAAGCATGATGTATGGGAAACATTTGAGGTGTTTGTCCAAGAGCGTGTTGAGTACGAGAGTCATGTCAATATGTTGAATGAGTTTAAGATGTCAATACAAAACATATCAAAAACAAAAGCTCAGTTATCCGCAGAAATACTTGGTGCAAAGAGAACAGAGAGAAATGATGAGTTTGATATATCATTCCCACCGATGCTACAGTTAGGTGCGTATGAGTGGATAAAAGACTTCTACATAGATTGGGCGAAGAATAGTCGAAACTACAAGGCTATGAGCTTAAATACTAAGGTTAGTGGTGTTGACCATGTATTTGGTGTAGGCGGTGCACATGGAGCAATAAAGAAGTATGTTGGAGAGGGAATATTCATATTAGCCGATTTTGACAGTTACTACCCCGCCTTGATGATTGAATACGGATTTTTGTCAAGGAATGTATGGGACCCAGCATCGTACACAAAACTTAAGCATGACAGAATAAGACTTAAATCAGAAGGTAATCCAATGGAATATCCAAGGAAGATTGTTCTAAATGGTACGTTTGGTGCATCCAAAGACAAATATAATAAATTATACGACCCTGTTCAAGCTAACAATACTTGTATAGCAGGTCAGTTATTAATAATAGACTTGTTGGAAAAGCTAGAAGGTCACTGTGAGTTGATTCAAACTAATACAGATGGTGTACTATTTAAAGTTGATTCTTATGAGCAGAGGGATGTTTGTATTGATATATGTGAGAAATTCTGTGCTAGAACAGGTATGTCAATGGGTTATGATGAGTATAAGAAGGTTATGCAGAAGGATGTAAATAACTATATTACAATTGGTGCAGATGGTGACGTAAAACGTAAGGGTGCATTCGTTAAGAAGTTGAAACCTTTGGATAATGACCTACCTATTGTTAATAGGGCGATTGTAGCATACTTGGTTGATGGAATACCTATTGAAGATACTGTGAATGCTTCTGATAGCATGATTGACTTCCAGAAAGTGACTAAAATCGGTGGTATGTACAAGTATGTATTCAAAGAGAATAGTCGTGGAGAGTATCATAATTATACAAAATTAAAGAAGGTCACACGAAAGCGTACCAAAAATAAAGTGGTAATTGAACAATGGACTGAGGAGAAGATTGTGGACGATAGTAAGTATGGAAAGGTGTTGAATACCAAAGTTAATAGATGTTTCGCTAGTAACCTGCCCCAACATGGAGGTTTATATAAACTTAAAGATGGGAAGGCATCTGTTGATAGAGTCGGTGGCACACCAGAGCATTGTTTCATTGAAAATGGAAACATTGTGAATAAAAAGGTTCCACAATACTTGGATAGACAATGGTATATAGATACCGCAAAAGATAGGATTAAGAAGTTTACAGGGGAGGTAGTTAGTTGAATTTGTTTAAAGGATATATCCCAAGTAAAAATAAGGTCCCACTGAGTGCAATAAAAGGTGGGACATATTTAGCAGAACCACCTTTGACTGGTGATTATGTGGGGGTACTGAAAGAAAATATCATACAACTTGACTTCGATTCCCAAGAGGACTCAGAAAAGATATTGAAAGTTGTGGAGGAGTACAAGTTGAGATGTGACATTCTCAAGACAACACGAGGTGTCCACTTGTATTTTATCAATGATGACCACACGAAGTCCCAGAGCGTTGGAATATTCAATGCAATGGGTATTCACTGTGATGTTGGTCTTGGAACTAAGGACCGAGTTATTCCATTGAGGACCACAAAAATCACTCCAAAGGTGAAGATGATTGATGGCGAGAAGCATGAGGTCAATGAAGAAATTACTACTCAGAGAGAGTGGTTACAGACCTATACTGAATTGGAAGCAATACCACCTTTTCTAAGACCATTTGGAAAATTCAATTATGAATTTGGTAAGACCGAAGCAAGGAATCAAACATTGTTCGATTACATATTGCAGATGCAAGCCAGAGGATACTCAAAGGCAGATGTGAGAAAGACAATAAAAGCAATCAATAAGTTTATGTTGTATGAGCCATTGTCAGACCGAGAGATTGATGTAATCACTCGTGATGATGCATTCTCAGAGGAGATATTCTACACTGAAAAGGGTAGGTTCTTACACCATGTGTTTGGTGACTATATGTTAGCAAACTCTAACATATTACTGATTGATAAGCAAGTGCATATTTATACAACAAGTGGATTATATTCCAATGACCCATTTGAATTTGAGAAGCAGATGCTGGAGAAAATTCCATCATTAAAGGATTCTCACAGAAAAGAAGTGTTCAAGTATTTGGAATTAAAAGCAAAAAGGAGTGGCGAGTTTGCTCCACCAAAGTACATTGGCTTGAGAGATACAATCTTGAACATCGAAGAAATGAAACAGGTACCATATTCGCCAAATTGGGTAATTGGAAATAGAATCCATTATGGGTATAATCCAACTGCTTATGATGAGCATATGGACAGGACGTTAAACAAGGTTGCATGTAGTGACCCACAGATTAGAGCACTACTTGAAGAGATGATTGGATACTCGTTATTCAGAGCCAATACAATGCAACAGGCATTCATCTTAACTGGAGAGGGTTCTAATGGTAAGTCTACTATTTTGGAAGCGATTAAGAGGTTACTTGGAAAAGATAACTACAGTTCCCTAGAAATGCATGACTTGGAAGATGCTTACAGACCTGCCGAGATGTACAATAAATTAGCAAATATAGGTGATGATATTTCCAACAAGTACATGAACAACTCATCAATTTTCAAGAAAGCTGTTACAGGTGAGTCATTCGTGGTTGCCAAGAAGTATGGTCAACCTTTTGAATTAGAATCGTATGCGACACAGATATTTTGTGCCAATGAGCTACCACAGGTAAATGATAAGACCGATGGATTCAGTAGACGTATCGTAATAGTACCTTTCAATGCAAAGTTCAGTAAGCATGATGCGGATTATGACCCATTCATCAAGGATAAGTTAATGGAAGACAGTGCAATGGAGTATCTATTGAAGATTGCCATTGATGGATTGAAAAGGGTTATCATTAATCGCCAATTCACTAAGAGTGATGAGAGTGAGCGTGAGATGCGTGAGTACAATTTACTTAACAATAACGTACTTGAATGGTTGAGAGATATTGACGTATCTGAAATAGACAATCATTCTGTATCGGATGTCTACAAGAGATATAGTGTTTGGTGCTCCGATTATGGTGCACACGCAGTTAAAAAAGCCAACCTAAGCAAAGAGTTGAAGAAACAATTTAATCTTGTATCAAAGCCGAAATCTTTGAATGGTAAGACAACGAGAGTTTATGTAAAAGAATAAATTACCTATTGACAAATCATCAATAGTATGTTAGTATTATAGAGTACTTAGGAGGAGGGTTAATTGTGAATATAAAAACATTAGAGGTGGCAGGTTTACTTCCTGCCTTGAAAGGGATGAGAAATCCAAAGAACAGTTGGCATAAGAGTGATATTATTGAGAGTAAGACAAGTCCAACTGGGTATTTCATTGGTCCAAATGACAAGGAATTAGCAGTTCGGTTAGTAAAAGCAGGACCAGAGCATTGCAAGTTCTTACGTCAAATCCAAGTATGGGTTGACATGGACATGCCGAGATATTGGTGGTGCGAGTTTGATACATACAAGTTCAATACAAAGAACAGTTGTTCTACTATGCATAAGCTAATGAGTAGGGAAATCAAGTTAGAGGACTTCCAATACGATACCATAGACATTGCATATTTTGAATACACCATTGATAAGCTCAACAGGTGTAGGAAGGGTTACAACAACGTCAAAAGCATGGGTGGCGACCCAAAAGGGTTGAATTACTGGCGAACCAGAGCCAAGCGTATTCTTCCAGAGTCATATCTGCAATTGAGAACAGTTAACATATCATACGCAGAGTTAATGAACGTATATCACCAGAGAAAAAATCATAAGATGCAAGATGAGTGGATAAAGACATTCTGTAAATGGTGTGAGACTTTACCATACTTCAAGGAGTTTTGCATAGAACCGTTTGAAAAAAAGGAGAAGAAATAATGAGATTTAAGTGTTTGTCAGATGTGTTTAAGAGTAGATATGAGGGAATCGACCCATTCCCGACACTGGTTGGAAAGTTCACATACTTGAGAACCTATGCTAGATACCTTGCAAATGAGGGTAGGAGAGAGAACTGGATTGAAACAGTGACAAGGGTTGTTGAATATTCAATGAATCTATCATCACGTAGTACAGTAGAGGAAGCTGAGTTTCTGTTTGATAACATTTTCCATCTGAGACAATTCTTGTCGGGTAGAACGATGTTCGCAGGTGGTAGCGAGATTAGTGAGATGTATCCAATGGCGAATTACAATTGTGCATTTGATGTAGTTGATAGTGTTGACACATTTGATGAGGTGCTTTACTTATTATTGGTAGGGGCAGGAGTTGGATTTAGAGCACTTGATACGGATGTTGAGAAGTTACCGCAGTTCAGACAGGATTTAGTAGTTGAGCACAAGTATTATGAAGCACAGCCAAAGATGTTCAGAAATGAATACACTGGTATGCATGTAATGTTGGATGAAATTGAAATTATAGTAGGTGACTCAAAAGAAGGTTGGAAACAAGCACTTGAGTTATACATGAAGTTGTTCACTGATAAGACCTACAGAAACATTAAGAAGGTAGTTGTTCAGTACAACAATGTTAGACCGAAGGGTGAACCATTAAAGAGATTTGGTGGATATGCTAGTGGTCATGAAGGACTGCATGACATGTTCAAGAAGATTGATAGTGTTGTTAAAGCCAATTCAAATGATGGTCGATTGAGACCAATTGATGTCATTGATATCATGAATATTGAGGGAGAGGGTGTAGTGTCTGGTGGAGTAAGACGTACTGCCGAGATTGCCTTGATTGGTCAGAATGATACGGACTCTATACAAATGAAAAGTAACTTGTATACAGAGGTTGATGG